TCCTCTGTCATCACCTTTGTTCTTTATTGCAAGACCATCTTTTTCTGCGAGAGCCTTGTTATCTTCATCCAGATTACCCACATCTATACTCCATGTGCCATCTGCATCAAATGTTGTGTTTGGACTTGTTATGCTTGCCCAATAAGCAGTTCCACTTATTACACTCATGTGTATCTCCTTTTTTAGTTTTAAAATTATATTATATCAATTTGTATTATTATTGTCAACACTTTTTTTAATAATACTTTGAGAAAAAAGATTTTGTATATTCATTAAATACATTTTAGATGCATTGTGGTCTCCACCTGATACACTCCTAACTTGATTAGCATTGATAGATTCGTTAATAATTTTCTTTAACATCTTAGTTTCAAATACTAATGTTGCAAACACTTGGTCTCCTACGCATAAATTATGAAACCAATAATCCGAATCAGTAGCATTAATACCACTAGGTTTTCCATAGCTTTCATATTCTATTGCTATGTTGCCTGTCTGTAACCACATACCTCTTTCTGATTTTACTTCTATCTTTTTATCTTGTAACATCTCTGCTACAATCTTTTCTCTTACTTGACCATACTGTAAATCTATATCAAATTTTTTTCTATCTTCTATTTTTGGTTCTAATGTGTTTCCGCCCATGTTATTCCTACTTTGTAATCGTTGTCCAAAGGACATCTTAGTTTTAATAAATCTTCTGTTTCTTTTATAGCAATCTTTGTGATACTACAAAACTCTCCTACATCTTTGTTTGCTACTTCAAACTGGTATTCATCATGAACAGAAGCAACAAGTTTTACATCTAGTTTTTTATAGTAAACTCTATGAGTCATACGTAGTAACCAATGCTTACATATAATAGCACCAGCTCCCTGTAATAATGTGTTCAATGCTGAATGTGCATTCCTAACTTTTAAATATCTACCATCAATAGCTTTTATTTTTCCTCTCCTACCAGCATTCTCTACTTGTTCTCTTAATCTCCTAAGTGCCGGCAAGTTAGACAAGAATCTTTTAATTAACATTTTACCTTGCTCTTTACCAGCTCCTACAATCTTACCTATCTTATCTGGACCAGCACCATATAAAAAAGCATAGATAAATGTTTTAGCTTGGTCTCTGTTTTTTATACCAGCTAACTCCATATTCTTTGTGTGTATATCTCCGTTTAATATTTCATCAGTATAACTTACATCATTTAAATAATGTGCAAGACAACGTAGCTCTAGACCACTAGCATCAGTTCCTACTAACTTATACTTTGTAGTATCTGATACAGTCCAAAGACTTCTACATTCTTTTCCATAAGGTGAATAGGTAGCCGGAACTTGTGCCATGTTCGGTGAGTTATGTGCCATGCGACCTGTAACAGTGCGAAGTGTCATAACTTTACCATGCACTTTATTACTTTCATCACATGCCTCAATCCAAGACTCCACCATTACTGCCCTTTTCTGCAGTAAAAAGTATTTAGCAAATCTCTCTGCAGTTATTTTTAAATTAGGTTCTTTGATTGTTTTCAATACAGCTTCATTAATTATTATATTGTCTTTATCTGTAAACTGTTTTGGCTTCCAACCTCTCTTCATTAACCTGTCTGCTATTTGTTGCCTTGAACCAATATTAAAAGGTATCTCTTTTGTTTTTGTTTTCATCTCCACAATCGTAGGTTCAAACTCTTCCAAAGACCATTGTTCTAAATCATAAATATCATCTTTTAATTTTGCCAACAACTCCTGTGCTTTTTGTATATCAAAAGCAAAGCCATTCTTCTCTTGTTGGTCTAGTATTAATCTTATATCGTGTTCTAAATCTATAGACTCTTTAGAAAAACCTTTGCTTTCTTTTAACAACTCTTTGTAAACAGCATGTGTAATCTCTACGTCTTGTTTACAATAGTCTAACATAGCTTGATTATATTTAGAAAAGTTTACTCCCTCACCACCTTTAAGCATGTTTAGTTTTTCTCCCCATGCTTTCAGGCTATGACCTTTTTCTCTGATAGGATTAAACAACTGAGATAATATTAAAGTATCTACAATATTACCTGGTAGTATTTCTGCATCTAATAATCTATTTAATACTGGTGCATCAAAAGATAAACCATTGTGCATAATAAATGTATCTACACCCTTTGCCCAGTTTTTAAAACCATACATGTTACCTGAGTCCCATATAGTTACAATATTGGTATTTATATCTTTAGCTACAATACAATGTATTTTACTAGGATTAAATCCATCTGTCTCAATATCAAGAACTACTTTCATTTGCTCCACACCAACTACAGTCTTCTCCTTTACCTATTTCCATATCTGATTTTTCTTCTGGACAATAATGACTCCACATTTCAGGTTCACTAAATAACTCCTGTTGTTTTTCCATAGTGGGAAACTCAAACTTATGATATACATACACAAACGTATGACAATTAGGACAACTTAAATTAGTTACAATATCGTGTTCGTCACCCTCTTCTCCGTCATGGTCTCCACCCCATATCAACTCTGTTCCGCAGTGCCAACAATTCATTTTACTCTATCCTCTCTATAAGAACTCTTACATTTGGACTATACCAATTATAAGTTTCTTTCAACCAAGCACGTTTCTCTCGTGCCTCTTCCAGTGTGTATGTTCCCTCTAGTTCTACTGTTCGTTTTACTTCAGGACTTTTGTCTTTGTATATTAATTTAAATAACATTTATATTACTCCTTGTGCTTCGTTTTCAAAATTATCCTCAAAAGGATTATCTATTTGTGACATTCTACCAGACTTTTTATCATAATGCAAGTAAGAACATACACCTGTTTCTCCTGTGTATCTATTTTTTAATATACGAATCGTTGTAGTACAAGCAATTACTTCATCATCTGATTGTTGATTTCTTTCTAAAGCAATAACACTATCAGATAAATGTGCAATACTAGCACTACCTCTCAAGTGAGATAGAGTAACCTCTTTTCCATTCTCGTGACCTAAGTCTCCTGATGGTCTCCTAAGATGTGATACTAATAATAAACCAACTCCTGTCTCTTCTACAAGTGAACGTAGCTTAGTCATCAATACATCAATAGACTTTCTTTCATCTCCCTCATCTTGTCCACTAACTAAGATAGATAGATGGTCTAAGAATATCCATTTACAATCCAAAGACTTTGCCATATATCGAACCCTGGATAGTATCTCATCATTACCTATAGAACCAAAGTGGTCAAAGGCAAAGAACCTACCAGAACCTATTGTTTCTTTTTGCCATTTGTTTAACTGCTCTCTAGCAAATTGATTTCGTATCTCCTTGATATACAATCTTTGGTTTGCCTCAACAGACATAATATTAAATGCAGTATTCTTTGTGCTTTCTTCTAATGCTAATATTCCTATGTTGTCATTAGAGTTTTTTAGAATATGGTGCATCAACTCACGCATGATAGAAGACTTACCCATACCGGCACCGGAAGTAAATGTAACTAACTCTCCTGTTCTCATGCCATATGTTTTTTCATTCATGGCACTCCAAGGATAAGGTATCGTTTCACAATACTCCTCTTCATACAACTCATCTCCTAACTTTGCTAAGTTTACTATGCCAGCCGGTGTGTATGATTCTGCACTCCACCAATCTTGAACAAAGTCTTTTGCTTTACCCATCTTCAAATATTCGTTAGGGTCTTTGTAATCCAGTCTAACTATCTTACATTTGTTTGGTTCAAATAATTGTGCAACCTTTTGTGATGCTTCAACACCAGGTTTATCTGTGTCAAAACATACCACAACATTTTCAAAACTATTCAAATATTCTAAGTGTTGTTTACAATTCTGCACAGCACTTTGAACTCCATTCTTGATTGATACTACTGCCCATTTACTTCCTAACATTTCGTACACAGACATGGCATCTATCTCTCCTTCAACGATAGTAATATATTTACCACCAGACTTAAATAAGTTTTGTCCAAACAGTAAGGCATCTCCTATGTTACCTTGAGACCATATTTTTTTTCCTTCTACTTGTCTCACCTTTGTAGCAACATGGCTACCATCTGAATTAAAATATTCATAGTAATGATGTGTTATTATTGAACCATCTTGTCTTATTTTTGTTCGATACTTTCTGGCAGTTTGTTCTGATATTCTTCTATCAGTAATACCACCATAGTCTCCGGTGCTAGTTATTCTATTCTGCATATCTACCACCTCTCCTGTTTTTTGGAATCCTGTTTCCATTTTTGCCTCTCCTACGTTATTAAATCTTTTGTTACATGAAAAACAGAAGGCATGTCCATCAGCATGTATGTTATATCCTTTGCTTGATTCACCACAAGGGCATTGTCCTCTGCTTATCCACTTACTCTGCATCACATCATACCTAGTGTATTAGTTACACCTATAACTACATAGATAGCTGTGTATATTAATAAAAATTCTAATCCTATCAATTTATATTCCTTTCTATATTATTTAAAAGTATAATAAAACATCATAATAAATACATATAATACCCATAAGGATAATAATAAAATAAATATATTAATTATTATATTTAATATTATATTAATATATTTAGATATTATACTGAATATTTTATACTTGTCAATCAAAATCTTTCAAACTATTTTTATAAAGTTTTTCTGCTGAATCAATATCAAAACCTATGCTATTTTTACAATCCAATTTCGCATACATCCTGGCTTCTTCATTAGAGCAACCTTCTTTTTTGTATTCTTTAAATAACTTTCTATAGAGTCTTTTCTCGTCTTTATCCCAAAGATTACTCATTGTCCTCTTCCATATCATAAAAAAACATACCAATTTCATACGACATTTCATCTGCTTTTTTATCATCTATTAACTCAGGGTCTTCGTCTGAGATTTCTATTGGGTCAAAACCTGTATCTTCTTCTGTCCAAGTATCAATCTTACTACCCCAAATATACTCTTTAACTTGTTGAATACTCCAATCTTTAGGTACTTCAACAAGTGTAGAACACTCCACCTCTTTTTTTCCTAGAATCTTATAACATTTTGTTTCTATTGACATTATGTCCTCCTAACTA